TGTCTGGTAAAAATTTAACATTCAAATTAATCATGGATGCCGACACTAAAGGTTTTGTTGGCAATATTAGACAGTCAGAAGATACAGTTAAATCAGTATTCAACACAATTAAGCAAGAATCTGAACGCTTAAAACAGGCAACTGCCGATGCTTCGAAAGAAATGGGAAATATTATCCCTAAAGGCACGACAGAGCTTGCTGACAAGCTTACCCAGTCCCTAAATGCTGCTACAGGCATTATCAAAGATGCTGGTGACAACGCAAAATCTACAGCAGGGAATTTTACTGATTTTGGCAATAGAACCGAAAAAGCTTTAGGCCAACTTAAGAGTGATTTAGTTCAAGCCAAACAAAACCTTGAAGCATTTTCTAAAACCAGTGCTTCACCTGCAGATATTGAAAAAGCACAGGTTCAGGTTGATCAGTTAGAAAAAGAAGTACAGCAGACTGATCAGGCATTTAATAATTTTCAAGCTGAAGTAGGTAAAGCCAACAACAGCTTAAGAGAAACAGACACAGCAGCTCAGACGGCGCAAAAAGGTATTGATGGCGCTAAATTTGCTGTTAACACACTTGTGGGCGCATTAACTGCTCTTGGCATAGGTTTAGGTATTCGTGAGCTTGCAGAAGCTGCCGACTCATACACTAACCTCTCTGTTCGTATTCAGATTGCTACCCGTGAAGGTGGTAATTTTAATTCTGCAATGGCAGGTGTTCATCAGGTAGCACTTGCCACAAATTCTAGTTTACAGGCAACAGGTGATTTATTTACCCGATTGAATACAGTCGGCAAAGAAATGGGGATGACGCAACAACAAGCGCTAAACCTGACTAAAACAGTAACACAAGCAATTCAGATCGGTGGTGGTTCAGCTCAGGCTAGTGAAGCGGCTGTACAGCAATTCATTCAAGCCATGCAGGGCGGTGTTCTTCGCGGTGAAGAATTTAACTCCATTATGGAGAATGGCTATGGGTTGGCCGAAGCGTTAGCAAAAGGGCTAAATTCAACCACTGACGAACTCCGTAAGATGGCTGAAAATGGGGAGCTTACATCTGAAAGAGTTATTAAGGCTGTTCAGAGCCAAGCTACACAGATTCAGGAAACTTATAATCAATTTCCTACAACAATCAGTAATGCTTTACAGCGAATTGCAACGTCATGGCAAATTGTTATTGGTGAAATGGATCAAGCGAATGGATCAAGTGCCACCGTTGCTGATGCCTTGGTTGTAGTGGCAGATAATCTGGGAATTATAAAAGTATTCTTGGATGATGTGGGTTTGGGGCTAGCCTCACTGATTGGTGATTTGCAAGGTGGGATTGATGCAAGCACTATTGAATCCTTCAAAAATGCCATATCTGCTGCTTATGATGCGGTTAAAGATCTGGTAACTCAGGTATATGAGTTTGGTGTAGTTGTTCTCGATACTCTTGGCACATCAATAACAAACACGTTATCTATTTTTTCCTCGTTCACAGGAGGGGTTTCATCTGCAGGTGAACAAGTTAGCTTCTTGGAGCGAATTTTCCAAGGACTGGGAATTACATTTGGCTTTGTAAGCGATGGTCTTACAGCAATCGGTATTATCCTTAAAGTTGCGACAGGCAACTTCTTTATGCTTGCCTCTGCTGCAAACAGTGTTATGGCTGCACTTACTTGGGGGGATGTGAGTAAACAGTTCGCAGCCAATGCCGACTTGATGAAAGACAAAGCCAAGGAGTATTACGCTGAGGCTGATCGTGAGGCTCAAAATTTTCAATCCAAAGGGGTTCAGCGCTTAAATGAGGCAGCTCAAACTCAAGGACAAAAAACTGCGGAAAGATTAGCTCTATCCAAGCAGGAGTTGGAACAATTACTTTCTGATCAACAATTAGAAGTTAATGGGAAAAAAGCCACAGAGTCCGAAAAGCTAAATGCTGTTCAGGCTTATGCCGAGGCTGCTATCAAGGCCAATGGCGGTGTCATGGACGGCGTGATGCAAGCCGATCTATTAACCAAAGGCTACATCGTTACTATGGATGAAGCTGGAAAGGTTAGTGTTCAGGCTGGCCTGAGTGCAGAACAGGCTGCTGAAAGCGCTGCCAAAAAAGAAGAAGCTCTCAAGTTGGCCAAGGAGAATGTTAAGAAAGCCGATGAGGAATATCTGGCTTATCAGAAACAGGCTGCAGCTGAACGTGCACTCCTGGAACAACAGATTGAGCAAGCCAAGAAGACTGGTGATCTAAATGCTTTAGCTTCTGCTCAGACGTCCATTACCGCCATCAATGCCAAAGAAGCTGAGCTATCCCAAAACCGCGACTTACGTATAGCTGAATTAAATAAAGCTAATACCGGGTCCGGCCAAGTGGCTGAAACGGCATATTCAAGAGCCTCTGCCGCTGCCAAGTTGTTTGGCGTGGATATGGATGTTTCACTAAACAAGGTTTCTAAGTCTTTTTCTAGTTCTGGAAATGAACTGGATGGACTTAAGACTAAGTTAGGTGAGGCAGGGTATACCGGTAAACAGGCTGGTGATGTTCTTTACCAAGCATGGGAGGAGTGGCTTAGTAAGGCGAAAAGCCAGGCGGAGATTGATGCAGCAAATGCCAAGATGCGTGAGTTTGAGGCCCAAGGAGTATTCTCAACCAAGCAGGTTGAACTCGGCATTATGGCTATCCGTAAGGCTAATGCTGAATTGCCAGATGAATTGGATGAAACAGGGAAGGCCTTTGAGCGTCTCGGGATCAAAACCAAGGAGCAATTAAAGCTGTCTGCTCAACAGGCTTTAATGGACTACAACACAATTCGAAATAGTGGTGAAGCCACTGCCGAAGGGATTGAGCAAGCACACAAAAAAGCAGCCCAAGCAGTAGCACTGTCTGGTGATGCAGGAGTCATAGCTGCATTTAATGCTGCGGATGCTACACAAAAGCTCAAGGTTCAAATTGATGATACCGGCAAGGCTTCTGTAGAGGCCGGAGATAAAGCGAATGATTCACTCCACAGCATGCGCCAATCAACGGATCGGGTTCGTGACGGGGTTAAGGGCATTGAGGGCAGTGTTCACTCTGCTACCCGGGCAATAGAAGGCGCCAAGTCATCTACTGAGGAATGGGCTGATGCAGTCAATAAGGCCAAAGGTGAATTTGACAAGGCCATGAAGCAGCAAAGTAAATCGCTTGGTAGTCTGGATAACTATGATTCTTATAACAAGAATGATGTTATCTCTATGCTGAAATCTCAAGGCTATGACGATGCACAAGCCAAAAAACTGGCTGGTAATATCTGGTCACAAGCCATGGAAGCGGATCGGGATGCCAAGATGGCCAGTTATGGTAATAGCTCATTTGGTGGTTTGGATACTGTCATTAATCAGATGTTTGATCAGGCAGCTGCAAAAGGCATTACTACGCAACATGGTACTAACAAGATCAATGAATTGCTTCGATCTATTAATGTAGCCTCTACAGGTTCCAGCAGCCTGAACAACCACGCGCCGTCTATTCCTTCGGTGCCATCTGTCAGAGATGCTAGTCAGCCTACCAAAGAAGTTACTTATAACTTTGATTTCAATGGTAAGCAGATGCAATTTAGTGGACCAGCAGGTCAGGAGTCTTTAATGAATGAGCTTGTGAATCAATTAAAAATACAGGCGAGATCTACATGAAATTAATCCGCTTAAGCACATCCGAAACCTTCCCATTAGAGGACGGTTTTTTATGGCCTGATGAATTCTCATGGAAGGACAT